CCCACATTCTCAAGGAACTTCGATGTGTCCTCATCATCCTCATCACCAGCAAGTTTCTCACGTTCCTTCGCAATAAGCTCTTTGAACCCATTGCCGCTGAATGAATCTTTGAAGTCCTTTACCCCCAGCTTGCTGAACAGTTTCAGGAATGCAGCTATATCTGTTGCTTTGGGATTCCTAAGCGTATATGGTTTGATCTCCTGCACATCTTCTGTTGCCTTGGCATCTTCTACTACTTCGGTATTCTTTTTTATCTCGGTTGTTCCCATGATTATCTCTCCTTTTCTATGTCAATTAGTCTGTTACTTCTGTACTGGAATCTATAGACTGCTGAACCTGCTCCGTTGTCGTACCGGTAGGCAGATAGATGTGGTATGGCAATGTATCAGCTGCCGGTGACAGATCCGCATAGCACTCCATAGTCAGCGCAAATGTGCCATTCTCCTTGTTCTTGCCCTCTATCTCAAGGCCTGATGTACAGAGCGCATTGTCAAAGATCACGATAACAGGACGACCATCTAAGAATCTTCCAATATATCCAAAGTTCTCAATATAATCATCCTTTTCAATTCTTGCCTTGGATTCGATCACATCGTACCCTTCCGCTGTTGATGTGCCATTCTGTCCGATAATAGCCATCTTGATCGTCTCAGGCGACAGCTCCACCATGTTAGTATCCATCTGTGCTGTCTCACCTGTCTTAACTGTTAACTCCTTAACCTTAACAAGCTCACCATCAACCTCTATATCCTTGAGCTCAGGCTTGATTGACAGCTTCGTTCCGCCGGATGTCGCACCGATCAGAGACTCTGCAAAGTTCCAAGCCTTCTTTGATGCGTCATACTTCAAGCCTTTGTGAATAGTTCCAGCACCAAATACAATGTTCTTCGGTGTCTTGCTTGTGATACCTGATGACTTGAACTCTTCAAAAGTTAATGTATCTGCCATGATATAATCACCTTCCATTCTTATATTCTTTAATAGTCAAATTGATCTGTATACGTTTGAGGTCTGCATCCCCTGTTGGCACTGGGGACGCATTCCCATAAAAAACGGCAACCCCCGCACCACTTGCAAGGATTGCCGTTCGTTCAATATTCTGTTCTATCTTCTGCTTGTACTTCTCCAGGCTGAGCCAAGAGCCCCTTGTGAAGCCGTCTATGATGAATGTTATTTCCTGACATCCATCTTCCTCAGGTGTATCACCTTCTGAATATTCACCAACAAAATATGCCTCCAGCGGGTCATCCTGCCACTCCATGAATGCGTATGGAATCTCAAGCTCATCTGTGAGTACGCTATTGATATATGATAATGTCTCTGTCGTCATGCCATCACCGCCTTACTCACTGAATGTCTGATTGAGAATAGAGCCAAGTCGCCTGATGATCTTGCCCTTTGTCTTGTCGAAGGCTTTCTGTAAAGGTCTGAGTGGCTTCTTACCATAGGTAAAAACAGCTACTATATTTCCTGCCTTATCCTTTTTTACCTTACTGAACTTACTGGCTTGTTTCAAGCTCATTCCATCAGGTCCCACAGGAGCCCACCATCCGCCTTTACGGCCATTCTTTTTCAAAGCATATTCGCCTGTGCCGTATTCTTCCCAGATAGCATTCTCCCTAGGATTTCCAATTACAGCCTCACCCTTATCTTCATCGACATAGTGAGTCCATTCGCCTTTGGTGTGACCTGTATCAACTCTTGTCTGTGCTATCTTGGTCTGAGCCTCAACCTCTCCGGCAGCTTCGTACAGAAAGGCAATAACAGCATCATCCAGAGCCGCCTCAACCTTTATTCTGTTGTCTGTGAACTCCACATTTCCCATTACTGCCCTCCTGTGTACTTCAGATATATCTCAAGCTGCTCATGCATCCCCATCGGATCATCTATCAGCATGATGTCATATACCTGACCATTAACCACCATACGGCTGTTCTCAGCCTTGATCATGTCACTGAGACGTTTATAATCAGCTATGAACATGTGCGTTGATTCCTGCACCTTGGCATTATATGTTGTGTACTTACTGTCACCGCCTGAGAGGTCTAGCCAGCCAGTCAAGGTATCTTCTGACACCCATGCAACTTCCTGTTCACCTATCTCGTTTCTGGTTATGCTCTTGACCTGTATATCTGCAACTGCATTTCCGCCTATTCCTCTCATGTTCAAAACCTCGCTTTCATGTATGGCTTTAAAAAGCCAAGCAGTGACTTTGGATATCCCATGATGGAATTATCACCATCCATGTTGAAATAAGTCACAGAATGCCTACTGATGGTCTCAGACTGTACACCGACCTTATCCCGGTTGTTCAGGTCCCATGAAAGCATGTTTGCAACTCCCAGCTTGATATCCATCGGATATACCACCTTTGTCACCATGGCGACCGGTTCGCTTACAAGCTCCTCATTCACCTCTATATGTCCATTGTCCATATCCACAGCTTTGATGGTGTACAAGCCATCGTTGTAGCGTGACTCTGACACCTGTATAGTGTCGCCAACCTTGAACAGCTCAGATGCATACTGAAAGCCTGTCACAGCGTCCACAGCAGCCACAAACCGCCTGTTCCTGTCCTGAAAATTATTATTTGTATATTTTCTGATCAGGAGTTCCAGTGCCTGAAGCTTAGCCTCAAGCACTGAATCTTTCTCCTCGGTGTCTACATACTTTTTCAACTCTTCGACAGTCATGATCATATGACCACCGCCTTACTTCTTAGGGATAACAGTATATCCGTCATGCTCCATGAACCAATCTGCCATACGCTTTGATGTGATCTCTGCCTTTCCGTTTGCGAACTGGACACCACCAGCGCCTATTCCACAGTAAGCAGCGTTATTATTAACAGATACTGTCCAGCCTGTAGGCTCACTCTCTGTCTTTGGCTCTGCCACTACAGGCTCAGCTGTCTTCGTTTCCTTTGTTGCCATATTCAATCACCCATCCTTCCTTATGCAATCTTGATATTTCTGAGTACACCTGCATGCTGTGTATTCTTGAGGACTGTAGCTGCGATCATCTCAACCTCGGCATCCTTGACTGTACCAGGCTCGTTGAAGTTTGGAAGATACTGATCGATTACAGAACCGCCATTCAGGCTGATTCCGTGGAATCCATCGTTTACGTCAAACTTGACTGCATAGACGTCTGTAAGACCTGTTGTTGCCGAACTCTCCTTTGCGATGGTTCTTGAAAGTCCCTTCTTGACTACGTGACCAGCAGTTGCAGCACCGCTGCTTACAGTGTAATAGTCCTGCATATCAACAAGCTTGACACCATCAATAGTAGTGACACGCTTTCCGAATGCTTCCTCACTCTCTGTCTTGTATCCAAGGATACGAGCCACTGTCTGAATCTTGGTGATCATCTCTGTGTTAGTGAGCACCGCATCAGCATCTGTGGTCTTGACAAGAAGGCTCAGTGCCTCATAGAACTCATCAGCATTAGACTTGATCGCTGTGATAGATGACAGATCAATAGCCTTGTCTGTGCCGTATTCTGTCGTTGTTCCCGCAAGCATGGAATCAAGTCCCTGGAACTCAGGGTGATCAGTTGATGCTGTTGTAGTTGCATCACCATTGATCAGTGTATAGTGGAAGAGGTTTACCACTGCCTTGATATGCTCCTCTATCTGATATGCCATATTGTCAAAGTTTCCGGCGACTCTGTTGAGCACTCTGTCCATCTGAACAGCTCCGCCCATGATTGCAAGATTAGCCTCACACTCCTGCTTTGTAGCTGCTGATGCAGTATAAGAACCACCTATCTTTCTGAACTCTGCTGTTGCTGGAAGTACCTTTCTGAGATACTTGTACTTCATTGTTGAGCCACCACCTGATGCTGATACACAGTCATCAAATGTGAGCATCTGAAGTATTGTTGACTGTCTGAGGAAGATATCCACGATCTGTGAGAATACCTTATCACTCATACCCTTCTTGATTTCCTCTAATGTCATTGCCATAGTTTTCACCATTCCTTTCTACTTATTACTGGGTATTGTCCCCTTCATATTTCTGTCTCAATGCCTCTGCCAAGTCCTTAGGTTCTGCATTCGTATTGCCCTGATTCCCATCTGGCAGCTTATTCTCAATGATGTGCCTCTTGCCATCATCTGAGCCGGATGAAGCTGTAAACTGAGCCGGGAACTGTGTCTTTAAGTCTGTGAGCATATTGTCCCAACCTTTGATATGACCTTCATCATCAAGCTTAAGCTCCTCATTCTTCTCCTTGAGAGCCGCCTTGATCTTATAGGTCATATAATCAGTATCAACCGCATGAGCCTCAAGCAATGCTACCTTGATAGCCGAATTGACCTTAGTCTCCTCAAGCTCTTTCTGAAGCCTTGCATTCTCTGTCTCATAAGTTGATATCTTCTGCTGCATGCCCTCGTCACCCTTGGAAGCTTTCTTAAGCTCCTCAATGAGCTTATTTGCATTGCCAATCTCCGTGTCTTTGCCGGTGATCAGTCCGTTGAGCTTCTCAAGTTCTGAATCATACTTCTCCTTGCTGACGTACTTGCCCTCGGACAGATCTGTGTATCTTACATGCTTGAGCTTATCTGTCTCTGTGCTGTTCTTCTCGTCAATCTTCGCCTGTACCTGCTTATACAGGTCATCTCCTAACAGTTCCTTTAATTCCATTGTTCCATCCTTTCTGGCTTTAATCGTAGCCACACATGGCAGTTATCACTCTTGCCGGAGTTATTCTTTGTCGGTCACAGTTTTACTGCCTTGAGCCGATTTTGGGCATAAAAAAACCTCTCTACCATTTTTTGGTAAAGAGGTTGTATAAACATATTAACTTTTCTTTAGTCACTAGCTCTCATCACAATACTCGTTCCACATTTATCACATCTAAACACATGTGTATGTTTGGGATCCCCAACAGCAGCCATATGGCCACCTTCGCATCTTGGGCATTTAATTTTTTTCCCATTTCTCATTCGATTTATTCGATTCAATGACTCTGTAACGCCCATGGCAATCACCCCTTATGATAATTCAGGATATCTTTCTCTTACTTTTTTTATTATATCCTCTTTATCCTGGGCTGTCAATTTACCTTTCCTATGTAAAATTTCTGCCTCAAAGCATTTTACTTCTTCCTCAAACGTACCTTTGCACCCCAGTTTTCTATGCATTGCCTCGTGTACTATTATTTCAGCTGTCTTATCAGCAGTAATTGTCTTATCACAAAAAATAGTTATTGAATCTTCGTACAGATCATAATATCCGTACTCATTATTAGGATTATCTATTCCATAGCACATATTTACAGTTAGTTTGTTATTCTGTATGTATGTTAATGTTTCTTTTCCAAGTTCTGATTTATTTAACTTATTTCTAATTGTCTTTGGTCGTATTGAATCTGATTTAGTTAAATTAGAAGTCTCAAAAATATCATCCGATATTGTTTTCTTTCTATACACAATTCTTACGCCCTCTTTCCGTTTTTTATCAAGTAATTTTATAAACTCAGGATCCAGGATGCCCTTCTGACCTTTCATATATGCCGCATAACTTTCAGCTATGTATTCTCCTCTGCTTGCATTCGCATATCCGGATATATGTGGCGCATATTTACTCATTCTATCTCCAATAGCATTTCCTGTCTTAGGGTCAATTATAGTCCATTGAGCATGATGTCCCATTTCGTGTGTTATGTAATCTTTTACACTACCATCACCGACTATCTGACGTCCTGCTCTCTTGTAGGTTTCCGCAAGTTCAAGTTGTCTGCCGGTAAGCTTGTCTATGTTCTTCATAACAATATCCCATGCGTCCTCAGCCCCCTTGTTGTATGCCTCAAGAGCTTTGGCATCTTTCAGAACCTTTTTATTTATGAAAATACCATGTTCTGCCGGATTATACGCTGCCACGGCATCATCACTAGAGAATATTTTCTTTCCTTGCGCAGATGTTGGAGATATAGCCTTTATACCTTTAAGCTTTGGAATCTCGTATTGCGAATATATGTCTTCCAGAGTCTTGTTAATCTCATTTGCATGTTCAAGCGATATACCTTTATACACCGCCTGTCCCTTAAATGTTGGACTATATCCATTTTCAAAGAATTTCTGAGCGTATTCTTCCGCTTCTTCTATAGTCATAGCTGATTTAAAATCTGCTTTCAAAGTGCTATCATACTTCTGTATATCTTCCCTGGTTATTCCAAGATAATTCCTCTGGTACTCCTCAAACTCATCTGTCTTGTCCAAATCAAAGTATTCTGCCCTGTCCTTTAGAGTCTGAAGCTCTTCATCATCCAGCGCCCACCTTGCTCTCTGTAATAAGCAACAACGGCAGTTGCAGTCCTCTGCCGGATCTCCAAACATCCCAGGAGCCTTAATCCTACGACCACCAACCTCAAAGGGCTCATCGACTTCCCGGATCTGTCCATCAAGCATCTGATGATGTTCTCTCGTTGCTCCGTCAAGAGTGGCATCCCACTGTTTCAATACATCTGCCCCTTTGCTTTTTGCAATATACATAGCGTCCAGCGCTGACTGTACCTGTATACGATGCCCTTCAGTCCTCGCAATGCGGATAGAGTTGTTATAAGCCTTCTGAAATGGAGTATTTGCCATGTGTCTTGAGAGCTTACCAGCCACTTCATTCCACGTTGATCCATTTGCAATGCCTCTTGATACCTCTGCTCTGACCGCTTTCTTGAGGTATGTCACATCCTCGCCCATTTTGTCGTAGAGCGACTTACTGAGCTTGCTGTCCGTCTGAATAGCTCTCACAACTGCCGCCTGATCTATCGGCATGATGATTGGAATACCTGTCTTTTGCAGGTCATACATGACGCCTGTGTATCCGTCTCTGTAGCACTTCGTCAGGTAGTCAGACACAGTTGCATATGAGTTAGACTGCAGGTTACTCAGAACACCCTCAAGCTGCGCTTTCAAAGCCTCCTGATACTGTTTCTGATAGATGATGCTCTGCAGATTCTCCATATCAGTTCGTTCTGAAAGCTCTCTTATCTTCTGCTCACAATCTCTCAATGCCCGCTGATATACCTGTTTGAGTTCTTTGATTGCCTGCTTTTCTCTATTTAGTTGTGCCTGTGCAACCTGCTTTTGTGCTTTGTTCATCTTTTATCCCCAAAAACAAGGCTAAAATCTAACCTTGTTTTATGTCTACTGTACGCATATGTCCATTGTGAACGAATGCTTCTCGCCGGGTTCCAACGTTACCGGTTCAATGACCTCACGTGCTAACATCATTCCCCCCGTGAAAGCATTTGCATAACTCGCATATAACCCTACCTCTGATATGGTTAATGGTGCATTGCCTGTATTTCGTATAACTCTAGTGATAGTCATAATAGAACTTGAAAATGTCTGCGGTATATCTTTAGTTTGTGTGATGATCTCATAGTCCTCTGTCACATTTTCAAGCTTTATATCTGCCGCTGTCGCTGGTGTTGTGCCGGTCCCCAACATCAAATAAACTCCGGTTGCGGCTGAGCTAGGCACATTTTTTAAACGCAACGATGCGCTAAACAGCTGTCTAAACCAGGAGTAACTTGCGCTAACTGTTTTGTTTTCTGTGGTTTTACACACAGTATAATTGCCTGAACCAATTTGACAGTTCAGGCTAACAAGACCAGCATAATTATTTGTCAACATACATGATTCCTCCTTTAATCTAATGTGTTATCCGTCTCATGTGTCACTCGACACTGCACTACACCAGATATCATTGTTGTGCTTAATATTTGTGAGTTCGATGTACCTGTTGATATCTTCTGTGCATTATCAATAACCACATCCCAATCATCACCGCTTGCGGTCTCAACACCTTTTTCAGTGATGACCGCCGCAAGCCTTTCCTTGACATCACTGCCACGTTTTTTTACTTTGTCCAGCTCCTTGTAAAGCTGTCCTGCAAGATCTGTCATATACCGCTCTTCAATCTCACTCTCAACTGTCTCACAGCCCTCAAGGACCTTCATTCTTGTGAGTTTGGTGTTGATCTCGTTTAGTATATTGCCGTCATCATCCAGCTTCTTGAAACATATAGTAAAGCCGACATTGCCCGGCACTGCGCATGCAGTAGCACCAACAAGCCAATCAAAGGTTATAATGCTTGCATCATCAGAGAGTGTATAATTCTCTATAAAATACACATCTTTCTGCTCTTCTTCATTCACATAGTTGATTGATATCTGATATTCAGTGAGATCTATACTCTTATACGTTGCCGGCACTTCAAATGTCAGTCGGTTTACATCTTTATCATGATATACACCGATGACCTCGCCAGCCGGCATCTTCACCGCTCTTGTATCTAAATCTATCTTGTATCTTTTATTTTCCATCTGCTCCACCTCCGTTCTCGACATCTGTATTGATGTTATCAAGCACCTTCTGAGCCTCTTCCGTGTTCTCCTCCTCATTCTTAGGCAGCTTGTCCTTGATCTCCTCATAATCAATATCAAGCCAATCACAGATAGCTTTGATAATAGTCTCATCATTAAGTATGCTTGCAACATTAAGTATTGTATTGATCTCTGTCTGCCTTACCTGAGCCTCTGTAAGTTCTATTTGTGCATTTTCCTGTGCATTGCTCATAATCTCATGAGCGAACTCAAAATAAACATCCTCGGCCTTATATGCCTTGTTCTCAGCCTTGTTGATCTCGTCAATGGCAATCTCTACTATCCTCCTCAAGAACTTTCTAAGAGCTTTCTCTATCTTTTTTGCCTTAAGGTCAAGGAGAGAATAAGCCGCCTTGATGGCTATATTCGTAGTGGCTGATGTGTCCTTGAGTCCGGCGGTATTCAACCCCATGCCGAACCTGTATATATTCTTTTCATCAAGCTCCAGTTTTGCCTGTCGTGCCTGATATGGTACATCAACAGTCTTGACATCTACGTCACCATCCTCACCTATACCTATGATCTTCTTTGTTTTGAGGTTTGTCTGAAGCTCATTCAGGTTGTCTCCCTGAAAGCCTTTGATAGCATATAGTGGGGAATCAAAGTCTATGAGGTTGTTTGACAGGCTTGAGGCCATCAGGTCATAGTCATCTATGAGTGGCTTTACAGGCTTAAGGCTTGAGAACTGCTTCTTGTTGTTATCCAGCCGGAAGAATGGAATATAGCCAAATCCATCAAAGTAGGTGGCCTTATCTCCATTATTCTTTGTATAAAGTACATGAGGCTTTGGGTTGATTAGTTCAGTGTCATCTAGCACCACCGTCCCATTATCAACCTGGACATAATAATATGTCTGCTTATCATCCCAGACCTGTATTCTCTCGATTGTCTTGTGTCCTTTGTCTATCCTGTCTGTATAGTGGTATATCGTGTATGCACAGCCATCATCCGTATCCTTGGCTCTGACCTCAATAACTCCGATACTGTCAGCATTGGCAAATGACATCATATCTTTGGCATTCTTGTATGCGTACATATACGCAAAGCCTTTGACCTGCATATCTGTGATAGCGTCAGAAAGCTCAGACATGAACTCATCATTGTTGTTGAAATACTTGTCCATGTGTTTCTGCAGTTCAGTGTCGTTGGACTTTACAATGCCATCCCCTGATAGGATGTACTGGGTGCACTGGTCAACCAGCTCTGTGAAGAATGGATGTGGTATCTTCACGTTGCTTCTGGTCTTGTCCTCTACCAGTTCGCCGTCCGCATTGTAATAGAACAATCTATACTTCTTTATGTCATGATCGCCGTCATAGTATCTTTCGCCTGTCCGGGCGAACTGCTTTTTTTCTGATGTGCGGTCACTGTCTATCAATTCTTTTATCTCGTCAGGGGTTAGCATTCTTCCATCTCCTTCATGTCAATTTAAAACAGCCATGAACGAGGCTTACGCCATCCCTCAATGCCGTACCTAAGAGCTGCCATTGCATCGTCCATCACCGGTACAGGCTCATCAAGATATTCGCCTGTCTTTTCATCCTTTTTCCATTTCCACTGTTGCAGCTCCTTGATCGTGTTTACACAATGAGGAGCAACATATATTCTTCGTCGTATAATGTGATTCTTATCGACCACACCTTTGAGCCAGTCTATCTGAGCCTTGACAGATCCAGCAGAACCACCCTTGTCAACACCCTTTGCACGATAGCCAGCGCCCTTCCATGTCTTGATTCGATCTGGCTCTGCGGAATCACACCACATTGTCTTATTCGTTGGTATAGCATGTTGAATCGCCAGTGGAATAATCTCCGCCGTCTCTTTCTCATGCACATATATCTCATCTAGGATGTATATATCATCATCCTTGATACCCAGAAGGAGGATGGCATTGGCATGGTTGAATCCAAAGTCTTGTCCTATTGCGATATCATCATAATCATTGAGGTTCTGAGATACCTCAGCAACTTCCCAGTTGTGCAGGATGAGACCGCCTATCTCGCCCCATTCTCCAAGTCCATATATACGGTATCCCTCAGGATCAACTTCCTTTCTACGCTCCATACGGCGGTGATATGCCGCATCGATGAAGCGATTCCCCAGGTATGTACTGTGATGTGTCAGTACATCAGGATCGTATCTATCAAAAAAGACCTTCTTAATCCAGTGATTCTTATTTACCGGATTGAAGGTCATTCTTATCTGGTAAAACTGCCCTGGCGGCAGCTCTCCACGCAATCTATCATCTATAATTTCCACATCTGCCTGCGTCAGCTCTGTTGCTTCCTCGCACCACACATCTGTGAGCTTTCCCTTCTGGAATGTGATTGACTTAAGCTTCTCTCGTTGCTTATCATCATTCATCCCACGGAATATAATGCGGTTGCCATTCGCTCGGCATTCAAGCGAGAGCGGCGATGTGGTCATCTTCCAATATCGCTCCGCCTTATCTCCAAACATCCGATACACGGCACCTGTAAGCTCTGCATAGGTGCTGTCTCTGTTCGTGATATCAGATTTACGGACACATACAAGGTTCCTGCCCTTGTCCTTCATCAGCCGCAGGATGTAGTTCTGCGCTGTGTCAACACTCTTCCCAGATCCTGCAGAGCCTTTCATCACGATATATCGCTTCTTGCTCCGGTCTACTTCCTTGAACCCTGGATTTGCTTTTACGTCAATATTCAATCAGCACCACCACCGCCGGTATCGTCATCATCGCCGTAGTCGATGTTGATGTTGAGGTCCATATCTACATCAGCCTCTACCTTCTCGGTATATAAGCCATATGCTTTACCAAGGAGCTCCGCTGCCTTATTGGCATCTGACAGCCTTGCTGGTATCTCCACGATCTGTGGTGTCTCTTTCTTGACTGTCTGTTTTCTCATTGTGCCGTTATCATCTGGAACATACATCGAACGTTCTTCGCTGGTCGTTACAACAATGCACTCTTTCTTTTCTCGTCTCATGGTTGCTGTGAGATACTTTAACACCTCATCCTGATCGGCAATTAAGGCTTTTTCTTTCTCGGCCATCCGCTTTTCTATATATTCCTGCACCTTAACATTTGTTAACAACCTTGCTGCTGCTTGTGCGGCTGTTTTCTTTGAGTACCCCGCCCTTATAGCTGCCTGTGTGGCATTAAGGTCAATCAGGTATTCATCACAGAATCTCTGCTGTTTAGCTGTAAGTTTAGCCATAATGTCACACCTCCTCTCTATTACTTCTGTTTCTTTCTCACTCTCTTCGGAATCACAATCTTGTATAACGGCTTACACACACTTATTACCTCTCCACCCAGCTTTATAGTTGGCTGAAATTTGTATATCTTAGTGCACTTAACCATCACCTTTATCATGGCTATTGGTAAAGCCAGCCTGCCAAGCGGATGTATGTATTCAAAACTATATTCAGGTCTCACAACCTCGAATCTTTTAATCTTACTCATATCTCACCTCAAACAAAAAGCCCAGTGGGGGAGAGATCAGCGTTCACTTTTCACAAGGGGAGGTATAACCACTGGGCATAAGAAAAGGGACACGACCGAAATGGCAAACAGTCATGTCCCTTATGAATCAATATAATTTTACCATACTAGTATACCACGTTTGCTAGGTGCTATGTGGTGCTAAATGGTGCTATTTGGTGCTGAGTTTTCCAAGACCTTAATTCTAAATGCCTCAAGTGCAAAACCATGTATATGTTTTGTCCTGCCATATGAATAATCAAGTTCTTTGGCAATCTCCTTCAGGTCCTTATATTCAATATATTTCATGAACAATACATTGACGTACTTCGGTTCGTCCAGCATATGTATCTGTCCTATGATCTTATGCTTGAGCTCCGTGAACCGCTCTATGTCCTCATGAATCTCCTTCTCAAGGTCAACATACTTTGCCACCTTATTGCTCATAGAATCAGCCTTGGCGCTTGTCTGCACCTTTTCTGCCGAATAATCAAATGCCCCTGTACAGGTTGCATCTTCCTTGAGTCCTGCAAGCTCTATCTTCCTCTGTCTGATCTTAACATCCAGAAGCTTCACCTGTTTCAAATACTCTTTTGCTTTCACCGCCTCACCTCCTACTTGTTCTCCCGGATGGTGAAATCCAAGCCTGTTTCTTCCTTTAGTGTCTGTATCAGATCATCCCAGATAATTTCTTCATCACACAGCGCATCAGTCTTTAAATTAAATCTTTCGCAGAATCTCTCAAGCCTCTTCTGTCCAAAATCAAATTCATCTCGAAGTACCATGCAACTCATTATCAAAATACAATCTATTGTATTCAGTTTGATTTTATACACAGCTTCGTCAAGCTGCTTCTGGTTGACCTCAAGCGGAACAAACATGGCTCCTCTGACCTTGAGTTCTTTCTCTGCTGCTTCCATGCCCTGTGTCTTGATGACATTCATCAGCCATGCAGCCCCCGCCATTCTTGCTTCGTGTAGCTTTCTATCTGATTTTGCCATCCTCTCACTCCTTCCGGGTAAATCTTTTCATCAAGTGATTATATGGATCTGCCTGTGTCTTAAACCCTATCTGTCTTTCTTCAAGCGGATCATTGAGCTGTGCCCCATCAAGGAAATCTCGTAGTTCTTCCAGACAGTCTGGGCATAGATCCTTTGTCTCTACTGGATCATCGAACACATCAACCATCCTTGCCCTTATCGGTGCTCCGTGTTCAAACGGCAGGTCGTAGAACCCGCCGCATCTATCACATTTGCCTGCGTATGCCATCTATTCCACCTGCCTTTACAATTTCGATTGCTTCCCCAATTCCATCTAATAGCCCTTTTTCGTAGTTGTTTTCGTACTGTATTTCTATTTTGCTACCCTCTGTTTCCAACTCTTCCACAACCTTGTCCACATCGTAGGCTGTTGGCTGTTCCTTAATAAGTTTTTCCATCTGCACAAAACCTTCTGCAAGATTATCCGGTACAATATTCTTTTTCTCGTCATATCTGTTACCAATTTGCGATAAAAGCAAGTCTGCATCAATCAATCTCATCTATTCCCACACTCCTATCTTCTCAACCTTGCCACGGCCGCATTCCACTCGTTTATGAATTTAAGCACCCACGTAGCCGGGTATGTGCTTACAGCATACTGTTTTGAGATTGCCACGGCTCTTGCCCAGTTCGGATCCTGTTTGATCTCATTTGGAATCTGTGCCATCCTTACACCTCCACTTCATCGTCTGCCGGAAAGTGGAACACCTTCGGTGGTGTGAAACAGAATGCCTGTTGATAGCCACTACCCTGTAGGATTCCTGGACCGCCGCTACAAGATATGTAACTTCCATACACCTTCGTCATATCTTCCAGTACCTTTTCTGCCTTTTCCATAGAACTATATTCAGCCATAATTGTGGATTTTTCTGAATTGTTATCACAACTGTATATTATTCTTGTTCCTTCACTCTTATAATGCATAGTGATAGTTCCATTTTCATACTCAACATCTACATATCCCCAGCCTTTCTGACTAATTAACCTCATTACTCATCAACCTCCCTTAACAACTTTCCATTTATGTCGTAATCGTATCCAAAAACCTCAGAGTCCCTGTTTAAATAATCACAAAATGCCTGACACTCTTCCTTCGTTGTGAAGAATACTTTTTTTCTCAATTCTTTTTCCTCTATTTCTTTGAAATCCTTGTTGTGATCTATTATCGTCTTTGCATATTCAGTACGGATATCTTCTACAAAATATTCTTCTCCCTTATCTCCTTTTGCCTTATACCATGCCATGAACTCTCCGTTTCTCTCGCTTAATTCATACAGCACATTCTCCTCTGGATAATACACCTCCTTGTTTACTCTGCAGCTGCACTCATCATCTACAGTTCTTCCGGATGGTAATGTCACCTGGATTCTTCTGGTTTCGTTGCACTTATCGCATTTCTTTTTATACCGATAGCCCCAGCTTACCGCCCAAAGAGTAACCTTGAAATGTTCCATTAACTCTTTCAGTCTGGCCTGCTTGGCTCTGCTTTCCGCATCCCGCATTACTCTGTCGCACTCGTCTTTCTTTTTTTTAAAGTCTTTTTTTATTGACTCGAAGTTTTTCTTAATGTCCTGCAGCTCCTTATTTTCTTTGCGAAGTTTCTCGATTCCATCGTTAATTTCTTTTTTTACCGATTCTCTAAGCTCGTTCTTTAACTCTTCGATTTTCTCGTCAAACTCTCCTGGTTCAAAAAAATTTTCTTCATTCCAATAACACATCCTACTCCTCAACCTTCCTTTCCGCCTCAAGCCATCTGCGGGTACATTCTATGCAATGTTGCTTACCCCTCTGACACACAATCTCGTCAAATCCAATCTCGTCAAATCCAACCTCACTCGGACACATGATTATCTGCGCAAGATCCGCATCACTGAGCGACCGGATGTAGTCGCCGTTGGTCATCGGCTCATAGTTATCCGTCGCATTCTTGGTACAGTGTGCGCATGATTCCTGTGTCTCATATCTATCTTTGTATTTGCAAGTTTTGCAATTATCTATTCTCTCTGGTGTTATTTCCATCGTATCTCTCCCTTCCTGATCAGCTCTCTTATGTCTATGTTGCTAAAGCTCTCATGGTAGTCCTTTTCGCTCTGCATCAGTACATGGTGCTCATATACCTTGATGATTGTCCAGCGCTTCCAAACCCTTATAGGGATATTTTCCTCTTTTCCGCTCTTTGTGAGTATCTTCACCACCTGCCCCGGTCGGCAGATGGTGTTAAATATTGCATCTATCTCAAATTCTGTCATGTGTTCTCCTTTCTCTAAACAAAACACAACTGCCCATTCTCTTCTTCGCCTATCCTCATGTTTGGTATCCTTTTTCTTACACAAAGCTCTGGAAGATTCGACCTCACCATCGCCGCCGGTATAGGTGGACAGACTGCATTTCCACATCTCTTAACCTGTTCACTTCTTGAATATGTCTTACCTGTGTTGTCATGATCTATGATGTAATCATCTGGAAACCCTTGGCACCCATATAACTCCTTTGGCTCAAGCATTCTGAGACCAATGTCCACTATCTGATACTCAACACCTTGGATTGTTACAAGGCCGAACCGGTCTCTTGATGTCACTGTATCAAGCGGCTGTTCTATATCCTGTCCTGTACCCTCACCATAGTATTTAATCAAGAATGCTCTGACCTCTCCAAAATGTCCCGCTGATGTTGTCACTGTATGCAGTGGCTCTCTCTCATCCTGTCCTATCCCTGTTTTGTAAAATTTGCTAAGGAACGAAGTCACAAGGCCATATCTGTTTGAGCTGTCTACTGTCATGATCGGATTCTCTATACCTTGACCTCTTACCTCATCTGAATTGGTCTCCGAATGATATTGAATAAGTGTAGGACTTATTAGACAGTGCTCATTCTTGCTGACAATAGTTGTAAGAGGTTCTCTCACATCTTTGCTACGATCTGCAGAGAATCCAGTCTGACCTATCTGAACCATATATGGTTCTACAACTCCATATCCGTGCTTTCCTGTGATTGTCGGCATTGGATCTCTTATGTCCTGTGGCTTTCTCTCACCGCCGTGGTTGCACTGAATGATAAACGGCTCCGGATTATCTAGGACAAACTTCTTCAACCCTCTTGCAATCCTCTGCATAGTCTTTGGTGCAAGTGGCCTCACCGCCCGGATGCCATACTTCTCTTTGATCTGCTCTGATGTATCAAAGATACTCGGACATGGCAGGCTGAAATCAAGCTGTGTATATGCTCCAACATAAGGCTTGAGCAGTCCCGCCTTGACCTCTTCACTGTCTGCCGGTGCATGCGTAGGCTTTGGCCACATGATAGGTACACCATCACACCTTGCGATCATAAAGAACCTTTTTCTTTTAGTCGGTGCTCCGTAGTCTGCCGCCACGAGCTCTCTGAACTGTACCTCATACCCCAGCTCATTGAGCTGCTTTACAAATTGCCTGAATGTATCTCCTTGCTTTGCCCTTATCGGATGATGTCCTCTGTTGAGCGGTCCCCATGTCTTGAACTCTTCGACATTCTCAAGCATAATCACTCTCGGTCTCACAAGTGCCGCCCATCTGCATGCTACCCATGCAAGGCCTCTGATGTTCTTATCCTTTGGCTTGCCACCCTTGGCCTTGCTGAAATGCTTACAGTCCGGGGAGAACCAGGCAAGAGCTACCGGGTGTCCCTCACAGGCTTTCACAGGGTCAACCGCCCACACGTTTTCACAGTAATGCTTTGTGTTTGGATGGTTGACCTTATGCATCCTGATGGCTTCCGGATCATGATTGATTGCTATATCAACGCTGTACCCTGTAGCCATCTCAATCCCTGTTGATGCTCCACCACCTCCGGCGAAATTATCAACAATAAGCTCTCCATTTATCACTCGTCGCCCACCTCCATAAAATCAAACAACGTCGGTGAGTCAACCTCATTCTCCTCGGACTGCAGATAGCCAACACCATCTCTGAAGTAATCCGGATTGAGCTCACATCCCTTGCCAAATCTGTGCATCTTGACCGCCATCATTGGTACTGTCATAAGACCGCCGAACGGATCATATACCACATCGCCCGGATTGCTGTATCTGTTGATGATCCTCTCAACAATATCAAGCTGCAGCGGGCACACGTGCATCGTTGCCCTTCGTCTGCTCTGTGTCGTGTTGAGCGTCCTCATCCGGTTTATGTCATCCCATACCTCAAGCTGATTCCAGGATCCCGGAGCTACCACCATGAATGTGGCTGGAAGCCTGCCGTCAGTATCAAGATACTTTGCAAGTGCCACATGCTCCTCATAGTTATATATGTGTTCTCTGCTGTACTGCCTGTACACTCTCTGTAAGTTATCCACAGATACACCCTCAAGCTCATCTTTGCTTATCAGCCTGTCTCCGGAGCTTCTCCAGTATCCGTGAGCATCTATCTGCCACTGTGCCCTTGTGTATTCATCCTTGGACTTAGTAACCGGCTCATCAGCGTATGCCTTGCTGTGGTCCGTTGGCAGCTTACGGAACAGCAAAATGTATTCCGGACATCCCACACCCATCTTGGTGCCATCCTTGCACTGCTCAGTCCATCCGAGCCGGTATGTCTGGTTGTTTTCTCTTACAACATCCGTAACCACTGTTATCATTCCAAAATACTGGAAGCCATGACGCATATAGTGTTCTATACAGTCAGCGTGGAATGGCTCAATAGTCGGCATTCCTGTGCCGGTAGCATTTCCAAACAACACTCTATCCTTAACGTGGATGGCTGCCACTCTTCCCGGCTTCAGCACCCTCAGAAGCTCCGGCGTCAGGTAGTCCATCTGTTCAAAGAACCGCTCTGTATCCTGATTGTGTCCGAAGTCGTTATAATTTGCGCTGTACTCGTAGTGATTGCCGAACGGTATCGACGTATGTATCAAATCAACGCTGTTGCTCTCCATTGCCCTTGTCTCTTCCACACAGTCGCCATACACAGCCTCATAATGCTTACCTCTTACCGTTCTCTCTTCTCTTGTACCTTCCACACCCATCTTCCTTTCCAATCTCTCCGTCTTGTTTGCCGAATCAAGGCCATATTTCTTCACGATCTCGATCATCTTCTTGACCATGTGATTATGATTCTTCCACTTCTCGATCAATGCGTCCTTGATCTCCCGCTCATTCTCCATGTAGATGATGTCTATAACTACTGTGTCCTGCTGCAGAAACCTGTAACACCTGTGCACCGCCTGTATGAAGTCATTGAACTCATAATCAATACCAACAAATATCTCCCGGTGACAAAACCGCTGGAAGTTACATCCTGAACCACTGATTGACTTCTTGGTGGCAAATAACCTTGTCTTGCCATTACTGAAGTCTATGACTCTCTGCTCTCTGAGGTCGTAGTCCATGGATCCGTATATATCCACTGTCTCCGGCAGGGCTTTCTTGATAGCGTGCCTTTCTGCTTCCTGGTCATGCCACAGAATGAAATGATCCTCCGGAGAGCTATCAACTATCTCCTTCATCTTCTCGACTCTGGCATCTATGCTCTCCCGCTTGATCTTTGCAGCTTCTTTAAGTCCTGTACTTGCCTGTGTGAAAAGCTCCATCTGGCCGTCCCTGTCAACTGAATCTCCGTAGTGTATCGGTATTTCGTGCCACCTCACATCAAGCGGTGGAAGCACATAGCCGTCATCGGAATAATCAGGGTTGATGTCTGAAGGCTTTGTGATGAACAATGCCCAACTGGAAACCCACAGCCAGAACTCATCTTCCATGTTTGGGTACAGTGTCAGGTTATTTGCCTTTGTTGAATCCCTCTGGAAAAATCTTGTAAGTGCCTGTCCTGTGTCCATTACCTCAAGATATCCGGCATAGTGTATAAGCTCCTTGTACTTGTTCGGTGATGGTGTAGCGGTCGCTACGAGCTTGTAAGGTACATTTTTGAACTTGTCAAGGAACGTCTGGTATGTCTTAGATCCAAATGATCTAAGCACGGATGCTTCATCAAGTGAGGTTGCCGTAAAATACGGTGGATCTATATCTCCGTCTCTCACTCTCTCATAGTTCGTCAGAACGATCTGACTTGTGCTTGCCTCAACCTCTTCCATGGTTCGGCAATATTCAGGTTTCTCATAGCCCAGGAGCTCTACAGCATCCCTTGTGAACTCCTGCTTAACTCCAAGCGGTAATACAATCAACGCTCTACCGCCGGTATGTTCTGCTGCAAGGTGGCAAAACTCTATTTCCTGTGCAGTCTTGCCAAGCCCAAACGACTCAAACAAGGCTCTACGTCCACCCTTCAGCGCCCATGCCACCGCATCACTCTGATGTGGCTTTAGGGCTTTATTTATGCGGCTCTTATCGACCTCAAAGCCGCTGTCAGTAGCAAGCTCTATCTTGCTCTCTAAAAACTCTCTGTATGTCATTCACTTCTCAGGAACCCGCTATAGCATTACCCCGGCCGGAGGTTCGGCTCCTTTCGTGTGTTATTTATTCAGCTCATCAGCCAGCATCTTCTCAAGCTGTCCAAGCTGCTCAGAATGATCTGTCTGTTTGAAGTTTGCAAATCCATTTGGATTCACGTTCCGTGGCTGCCCTCGGCTCTTACCGTCATCCTTAAGCGCATATAGGCCTGTCCATCCCTGCATTATCGACTGATTGAGAATCTGTACCTGTTCATGCTTATCGTGAGATAACGACTCCAGCTTGTTCATCATCAGCGTTATAGCCCTGTCACTCATAGGCTTCTTGATACCTTTCCGGAACTTTATGAACTCTACAATGGCATCATTAAGCTCTGGATCATCGCTATACTTGACCGGTTCAGACTTCTTGCGTGGCTTACCCACCTCCGCATGTGCGCACGCACGTGCCTTAGTAGGAGTATGTATATACTCCTCATTATCACTATCATTATCATATTCATTATCATTATCGGCTTTTTGGGGTTCGGTTGGGTTTTCCTCGGTTTCAGAAATAACCGTTCGGTTTTCAATAAAACCATTCGGTTTATTTGGGTTTTCCTCGGTTTTGGAAATTTCCGTTTCCTTTGTAGGTCTGCCGCCCTTTTTGCCGTTGGACCTGTTGCGCTCACACCGCTCCTCATACTTGGAGTTGTCCTTGTCCATCCGTTTCTTGATGAACGAGAAGCACATGGCAAGCGCACTACCTTTTGGAAGATCTGGAACTTCGCCTGTCTCCTGGTAGTCCATCAGAGCAAACATCAACTCACCAACCTGCTCCGGCGGCAGCATCGACAAATGCTCTCTGTATTCGGTATAAAAGACAAAGCTCCCTTTATTTCCCATGTGGCTCACACCTCCTTGATTCTGATTCCATATATGTGGAGCATCAACTTGCGCTTTATAATGTATTCCTTTGTTCTCATGCCCTTCGCATCTTCAACAACCATGCAGTTGTTTTCTAAGTCCCAATAAACAAAATCAGCCACATATGAGCACTTACGCTCCAGGAGCTTTCCCGGTTTGAATCTGCCCTTGTTGGGTCCTTTTTCATATATCTCATTCGTGTGTTCTCTCTGAGCTGGTATCAGTTCAAATTCTCGTTGAAGCTGCAAGCCTGTTATCTTGCCCGCTTTCTCAAGGATCTTTAACTCTGTGTATCTGTGTGCTTCTCTTTCGCTGTCAAATGTGATGCCGTCTATTACAGCTTTCCTGTTGCCGTACTTGGCTCTTGACCTGTTCCAAGCCATCAATGCTCCTTTCCCCCTGCCGCCCTCAAATAAGAGCAACAGGGATATATGCTAAGACATTACGTTACTGTGCTTGTGATGTATTAAATGTAATGTCAATGTAACCTACTTGAAACTTCCGAATAGTGCCGCCTCGGCAGCGTTCATCTCTGGCTGTGGATTTTCTGCCGGTGCTGGCTGTGGATCTGAAATATTTGAGTTGTTTTCAGCAGAATTTGAGTTGCTATCTGAGTTGCTTTTCACTTCCTGCGGAGCCTGTATCTCCGACCTAACATCATGTGGTACTTCAACAGGAAGCTCCACCGGCTCAACCTGTCCCACTTCCTCTGCTGTGTACATACCAGATACATTGTGTGGAAACGACTCACGAAGAGCCTGTACAAGTGCAACCTTCCTGATCATTGTTGCTGGTCTCTTTGACCACTGGCTGTTCAGTGTTCCGTCCTTCTTTCTTCCAACATATTCATCCATGCTCACTTCAACCCTGCAAGAGTGTGCCCTATCCTTTCTGAACACCTCAGCAAATCCGCCGATTACAGTCTCACCAGGAAGCTTGAATGTTCCTATTCTGTATTTAATATCTCCTTCTTCCGTCTCTACGATAATTCCAGATGTACTACCATCATATGCCGGGGTTGATTCAGCTCTCTTCTGAAATGCCTCTTTGCCGATAACCATTGCCGCTGGCTCATTGCCATATTTGATACAGTATGCTTCTTTAAGCCATGGATTTAGGCCATTAAACCTGCACAAATTCATGAAAACTACAAGCTCATTTATTGATACCGCTTCTTTATTGCCACTTACCAAATAATTCCTTACAAGCTCAGGTGACAATGAAACCATCACACCATTTGCGTTATATTCAACTATTCCTGTCTTCTTTGCTCCCTGTGGCTCCTTCTTGGCCAAACTGTTATTTACTGCCATTATTCCTTACCTCCTAATGCTTAATCATGTCCTCAAATGCCTTGCGCAAGATATCCTCCAGAATTGATATCGGATTCTCTGTGTTGTCTTTGCGGCGATCCACTTTGGTCAATATGTCAAACGTATCATTTATAAGCCCCTTCATAATCTCGTCAAGGTCTCCCTCAGCTCTGGATGCTTCCATTGCTCTGCTTATCAGCTCTTCTGCAGCTGACTCTCCATACTCTTTAGCAAAGGATTCTCTCATTCCCTTCACCATAAATGCCAACTCCGATACAAGAACCGGTGTTGTTCCTCTCATTGATACTGTTCCTGTTTCTGACTTAATCATCTTGTTACCTCCTACTTAATCGCTCTAAATGTTATATTTCTGCTCTGGAAGAACTCTCTCAAGGCTGCTGCATCATCCGTTGTAAGTTCAACCTCAAACTTGACTACCATCTTCTGTGGTTCCGGCTGTGATTCCTCTACTGGTGCTGGCTGTGCATCCTCAGGTGGTGTCATAGCCTTTGCCATTGCGGCTCTCTGCTCCTCGGCAACCTTTTCCTGTGCCTTGCGCTCTTCCTCAGCCTTTCGTCTTGCCTCTTCTGCTGCTTTTCGTGCCTCTTCCTCAGCCTTTCTCCTTGCCTCAGCTTCAGCCTTTGCCTTGGTAATCTCTGACATCCTCTTAGCCTCTGAGATGGCCTTGTTGATGTCTAATGTCTCCTTGAATACCTCTGTAGCCTCAAATCCGAACTCTGGGAGCTGGCTGAGTGTAAGCACTCCGTTGCCGATCTCATACATCTTTGACCTCATCTGATCTTCGATACTCTTCATTGATACCGAAGCATTCAACCACTTAGGATCCTGTATCTTCTCAAGCGTTACGAAGTTCTGGAAGCCGATAGTCGCAAACAACTCTTCAATGGCTTTTTGCTTCTCGATCTTGCGTTTCTCGTCAAATGCCTTGACCTGTTCATCTATCACCGCTATAGGCTTGTCTATAATGCCTATAATCTCATTGATCTGAGCCTTAAACACATTAAACGGCTGCATGTATTCTTTCTCTCTTCTGATGCGCTCATCATTGAGGGCTCTCTTCAGCTTGTTCAGATTGGCCTTGTCTGCCTTTGCGTCCTTGATCTGGTCATCTGTGTAGACAAGCGTCTCATAAAATGAGACCTTAGATGTAAGCTCAGCCTTGAGCTCCTCATAGTTAAAATCAATCTTCTCTGGTATCGCTACCTCATTAACTCTTAATTCCATGTAAACCTCCTAATTCAGCACCAGCTCCATCTGGTGACTCTCCTTGTTCTCACGTATCATCGACATGATACGCTGTGTCTGTCGCTGTCTCTCTTCCTCGCAGTCACAGTGTTCGCCCGGGTCCAGGCAAGCACCGCACTGTGGACATTCGTTGTAATACATTGCATCTCTCCTATATCTCCGGAAGTATCAGCCGCGGCTCTTTCTTCACCTGTACGCTCTCCCAGAACTCTCTCTCAGCATCAATAAGATACTGAATGTCATCCTCTACCTCCGACCGCTCTATCGGATAGTGTTTGGTCTGCAAATATACCTCTCCATCAATTTCAAACTTGAGCTGTGCCTTGAGTACCGCATATTCAAACTCTGTCACCATCAAGTAATGAAGCACCTGTATGTAATAGTTATCTGGCACTCTGTTATCCCATTTTTTCTTCTGACTTGACTGCAGGATCTCTGTGGTCTTGATCTCAAGCACACCATTGCGTCCATCCCGGTCCATAAGCCATCCGTCAAGGCTTGCATGCGCCCATGGGTACTTATCATTCGTGAATATGTTGTTTTCCACATATCCAACTTGATACTGTGGATAATCCAACTTGAATAACTCCCTCAGATGCTTTTCTGCCTCTGTTCCATACTTGACATAAGGCTTGTCTGATATGTCCTCAGGCTCTATGCCGTAGGCTTTCTCCTTGAACAAATCCACATTGGTCTTGTATGGGCTCATCCCAAAGATCGCCGAGGCATCCGACCCGCCTATCTTGGTCCTTGCCCTGAGCCACTCTTCATGGCTTCCGAGCACTTTCATCTCAACCATGTTCTATTCCTCTCTGGCATCTTCAATGCTGTTCATAAGTTCAAGCACGCCATAAAGTCCCAGCTCCGTGAACACGGTTCCAAGCAAGTACGCCACCAATCCTACCGCCGGCAGTGCAAGCAGCACTTCTGCATTGAATATGATGTTGTATGCCAACAGCAAAAACAAAATGCTCATTATTACAAGGCTCACGGCCTTGACAGCCTTTGTGTCTAAGTTCTTCCTCTTCATTGCTTTTCTTCCCCTTTTCTGCTATGATTTTCTTGAGTATTTTTCTATGCACCGGCGGAACTGCTATTCCAAAGGTGCTTTTTTATTGTCAGGGATCTAATTCATCCCAGTTTATGACGGCTTCTTTTGCTACCTTATTTATGTCGAACGGCGGCACTCGTCTGCCAGCGTCAAGCTGTTTCTTGTACTTCAGATAATCCACCAAGGCAAGCACATTGACCCTTGTTACTCCGGCACCATCCAGTATGGTGTATGGTCCATATCTGCCAGACTGGACATATCTGTCAAGATCTGCTATACGTCTGGTTGCTGTAGCCGATGACATCTTAAACATATGCATCATCTGCGCCTTACTTATATACGGCAACCGGCCAATCTCCCTGACACCTATTACCTGTATGTCTTTGACTGCTCTGCTCATCGCTCTCACTCTCCTTTCTCTTGTAGTCCTCACCATTTCACCCTATAATTTCCGTAGGTGCTACCAACACCAATTCATACGAAAGAAGGTGAAACTATGTCAAAAGATTCCTTTAAAGATGCCTTGACAAATATTGAAGACATTGCACTGGCTTACACAGTCAAGACATCAACTGCCACAACACCTGAACAGTTTCTTGACGATTATGTAAAGAATAAAATTTCATTTACTGAAATCAAGAAACAACATGGTGATAAGTGGATGATCTAAAACTCGAATCTGGCAATTGATTTAAGAACCTCTTTTGCCACATCGAGCAGGTGTAGTGAGTGCTTTACCGAGTATTTCTTTGCTCCAAGTACTTTTAAGATGTCCTTGATAATGCGCTCCTCGCCGTCATACGTTTCCGACAATTCACAGTTCTTTGCGATATAATAGAAAATTATCTCCTCGTCAGTGAGAACTTTCCTCACCTCAGAGAACTCTTCTATATCTTTCGTTTTCTCTGCTATATCTACCAACTTTGAATTTATACTGTTTATCATGTCTCTCCTTTCTCTTATCGGTTAAACTTCGTTTAACTTTCTAAGCAAAAAAATACGCTGGATAGTCCTTTAAATCAATGTCAAGTAGTTCAGCCCACTTGTTCATCTCTTCCTGAGTAAATCCAGTTCTACAGTTCAACTTCTTTGATACAGAATTACTTGATAATCCCAATGCCTTGGCAAAATTACCCTGCGTTCCGTACTTCTCTATTATTCTTCCTCTCAGCTTGTCATACTGATATGGCATTGTCGTACCTCCTTCCATTCGCATTTGTTAAACCTCGTTTAACTTTAATGTTAGTTTAACCCTGTTTAACTCAGTTGTCAACCCTAAAGTTTAAAGTTTTTTAACTTTTTGTTTGATTTTAGTTAAACGTTGTTGTATAATTCAAATATAAAATATGCATATATAGATAGAGGAGGTTTAGTATATGAAATGGTCAACAACTGCTAACCGATTAAAACAAGCTATGAATAATATAAATATGAGTGCACAAGAACTTGCAGATAGAAGTGGAGTTAGCAAAGCCTCCATAAGCCAATATGTTAATGGTAGTCATAAACCATCTAACATATCAGCACCGAAACTTGCAAAAGTTTTAAAAGTAAATGCTATGTGGTTGATGGGATTCGACATGGATGAAGAACCAGCCAAGCCTACATATTACTTTGACGATGAAACAGCTCAGAAGGCACAAGAGATATTCGAGAACAAACAGCTCTCTCTTCTCTTCGATGCCGCAAGGGATGCAGAGCCAGAGGATTTGGAGACAGTTCACACAATGCTCATGGCTCTCAAGAATAAAGAGAAACGATAATGCACATAAAACATCCCACGGATTTTGTTATTGTTTTTCTGATTACATTTGAAAGGGATGATTTCTTTGGAATATATAAACGTACAGATGATGGATTTAAAATCTACCAAAATTAAAGAAACCGTGACCAGTAACGAAGATGGCTCTTACACTATCTTCCTCAATTCACGATTCACTCAGGAACAACTCAATGACGCTTATATCCACGCTATCGGACACATAGACAGGGACGACTTCAACAAAGGCTCTGCCGATGTTATCGAGGCTTATGCGCATGGGTTGCAGAAATAATTAACAAATGAAGGGAGAGATTCAATGAATCAAAAACAAGAAAACAAATGGTATTTAAGTACATGGTTTATTGCTATTCTATGCGCATGCTGGTTTCTTATACTTCCGGCAATCGGTGGCATAGTATTGATGATAATGAAGACCATGGACGAAAAGAAACAAAAGGAAGCCAATCAACAAATTATTCAACAGAATGCCCAACTTGCGGCTCAGAATGCTCAGATGAATCAAGCAATGCAAGACATGAATAAGACTATGCAAGATTTAGGGGTGCATGACCATCAGCAGTCAATGGCTAAGCTTAATCAGGTGAATGCCGAAATATCCGAAAGCCTTGCCACTATAGATAAATTACGTTCAGATATTGCTACACTCCAAACGAAAGATGATAAGTTGCAAAAATCAGTAGCGACCCAGGAGCGAAAGATCTCTCGTGCTAAGGAGATCTACAGCAGTATTGAATATGCATTAGATAACTTCATCACTGCTGACATTCCATATAATGAATGCCGAATTAGCCAATCAGATATTGAGGACGCTAATCTCATTGCCCCATCTGTTATCCTTAAATTACATTGTATGGATATAAAAAGCTTGCGAAAAGCATACAGAGAAAACGAGAAATCCATTGACACTCTCAGACAGCAATATGCTATCAGATACACTACTAAAGCCAACAAAACGATTTACGACCTCATTGTCAAGGGGCTGGAATCTGAGATGCAGAACGTCTTGTACAATTTAAAATATGACAAGCTTGACAACGGTATTGAACAAATAAAAGATATCTGTGCTAAGTATCTAAAGATTGCAGCTGAAGGTAATCAAACAATTGCCGGAACTCTTACTAAGTTCATAGGTGAAATGGAATATCTTTTCATCAATGCCGCAAAGATAGAGTATAACTACTACGTCAAGAAAGAACAGGCAAAGCAAGAACAGCTTGCAATCAAAGAGCAGATGCGTCAGGAGGCAGAGGAGCGCAAGGCCCTTGAGGCCGAACGTAAAAAAGTGGAGCTTGAAGAGTCAAAATATGAGAATCAGATATCTTCCCTCAAAGAACAGGCGGAAGCTTCAGAAGGTGAAGCCCTTGCTGCTCTGCAAGCTCGTATCCTTGAACTGCAGGCTCAGCTTGCAGATGTAACAATCAAAAAGGATGAAATAGCAAAGTTGCAAAATGGTAAGGCTGGTAATGTTTATATTATCAGTAACTTGGGTTCATTTGGTGAGAATGTATTCAAAGTCGGAATGACAAGAAGAATAAATCCGCAGGATAGAGTTAATGAACTTGGAGATGCTTCTGTTCCGTTCAAATTTGATGTACACAGCTTTATTTTCTCTGATGACGCTTCTGGTCTTGAAACCGAACTTCACAAGAGACTTAATGATCGCCGAGTAAACAAGGTAAATCTTAGAAAAGAGTTCTTTAATGTATCAATAGATGAACTTGAAGAACTTGTAAATGAGATCTGCCCTACTGCAGAGTTCAACAGAACAATGCTTGCTGAAGAATACAGACAGTCACTGTCAAGTTCTGAAGCATATACCTCTGAATATTCAACAGAGGATGAGACAGATGATGAGGATGAATAATATCATCTTCACATTATAAAAAAATCCCCCAGGTGCGGGTACACCTGAGGGAAGTTACCCACAAACCGAAGGCTTATGAATAACAGTGATCGCAAACTATATTATACCATAAGCCTTCCACTTTTGATAGGCTTATTTTTTATGCCTATTTTTAGATAGGATGGTGATTTTATGTGGTGTGAAACACAGAAGAATGGAACAGTCAAGTATTGTGAGAGGTACACAGATCCGCTCACAGAGAAGGTGAAGAAGGTCACTGTGACGATGCCTAAGGCATCACCGCAGAACAGAAACAAGGCGGCAAGGATCCTTGCCGGGAAGATTGAGAAAGCCGAGACTTCCTCTCCTGTCCGATCAGATACAACGCTAGGGGAGCTGGCTGATGCTTATATAGCATCATTGCGGCAGTGCAAGAGGAAAGAAAGTACAATTGTTACTGAGAAATCATATATATATCGTTGTGTAAGCACAATCGGTAATGATGTACTCGTTGACAAACTTTCTCCCCGCTATATATACGATCAACTTCTTGCTACCGGTAAAAAAATCAGCACAATAAACGGATATATAAAATATCTGAAATTCGCTCTAAAATGGGGGGTGAAAAACGACTATCACTCAAATCATGATATACTATTAAAACTTGACTATATCAGTGAAGAGAGCTCCGACGAAATACCAGAGGTATATGACATCAGCAATGAATATCTGGAACATGATGAGATAACAAAATTACTTAATTACTTTATAGACAATAACCACTGGCAGGACTACTATATATCCTATTTTCTGATTCTTACAGGCATGAGGATTGGGGAGCTTGTGGCACTTGAAGATTCAGATGTGGATATTATATCTAAAACTATCCATGTTACCAAGACTTACTACCCTGCAACCAAATACGCAACGTCAGCCAAAACGAGTGACTCAATCAGAAATCTTCATATACAACCTGAGCTTCTCTTGCTTATAAAGAAACTCCGACTTTGGCGAAAAGAAGCAATGTTTGAAAATGGAATTAAAAGTACACTTTTCATGCCGCACCTCAAGACTGGCAGCTATCTGTCCTACGGAACATATAACATACATCTTAAGATAGCATCTTTTGAGGCTATTGGCAGGGAAATAACTCCACATAAGTTGCGCCACACACACGCTTCCATTCTGGCAGAAACTATGTCAGCAGAACAGATATCCCGCCGATTGGGACATCACGATGACAAAATAACAAAAGCTATTTACATTCATATCACTAAAAAAATGAAGCAAAAAGACAATGCGGCTGTCGACACAATATCAATTATCAACTAAAAAAAATGACCACTCAGTTTTCACACTGAATGGTCATCTTTTATTTTTTTGCCCCTAAATTGCCCCTAAAGGCTCTCTCACAATTGTCGTACACAGCATAAACCCTTGATTCTTCTAGGTATTCATACATTATAAAATTATACATATTGTACAATTTTGTATCCATAAATATCCTACCACTTATCGCGTTAAAGTGCTACATTTTTATCCATACAAAAACAAAGGAGATCATTATGACAGACTTAAACAATGCCGAAACACAAACCGATGCCCCCTGTTCCGCCATCAATTATTGTAACCTCAACGGATACGAACTCACCGCAGAAGAGAAGATAATCTTTCTTAGTTCCTATGTATCCCGCATTGACAACGAGACAGTGTATCAGCCCGCAACCAGGGAATTTGTCCAGAATTTCAATGTAGATGCAGCCATCAGCATAATAAACAATTATGCCACAGCAGACTCATTTTTCAGAAGAATGACAGGTTCATTTCCGTATATCAAAAACTCGCAGCGTTTTTCATCCCCGGATATATATTTTCTTCTATTGGAGTTAAAACTGTACATCAACGAGAGACGGCGCGTAATAGCAAAAAATAATTCAGCGGACACGCTCTCTATCATTGAACAATACAAAAACCGTTACTCGTTCAACCAGTCAGCCACCCAGAAAATGGAAGCCCTGCACAGCATAAAAGGTTTCGCACATCCATCTTTCTTTGTGCCGGAAACCGTACTGTACATAAACGAAAACTCTATCCTGTACGTACACTCAGCTTTGCGCTATATCGATATGCTTCTCGAATACATGCAGCGGAATGACAATTCTATAGATTATGAAATTTATTCTTTTTTTCAGAACTTCAAATCCATGTTATTCAACAACGAGCACGACACAACGCCAACATATATAATCGAACAGTCAAGAGATTATATCTATAGCATTCTCGGAAATAGCAAAAGAAAATCTAAGATGACTGACATATGCAAATACGCAGCCTTCGTGGAAAGTCTCACAGAACTCGGTAACGCCATAAGCGCATCCAATATGAAACTCTAA